GCGCTTCACGGCTCGGAAGCAGAGCTCCGAGTCCTGTTCACGAACCTCATCGACAACGCCCTGCGCTACACTCCCTCGGGCGGACAGGTGGATATTTCCCTGCATCGGCATCATGGACGAAGCGTGATCGAGATCATCGACACCGGAGCAGGGTTGCCGCCGGGCTCTGAGACCCGCATCTTCGACAGATTTTATCGTGCTGCCCCGCAGAGCGAGGAGGGCACCGGTCTTGGTCTCGCGATCGCGCGTCGCGTGGCCGAGCGCAACCTCCTCAGCCTGACTGTCGAGAACCGCGCTGACGGACGGAAAGGCGTTATCGCGCGGATCACGCTGCCGTCCTGACGGTTTGTTCTGCGAGATCGCAGCTTCCGGCGCTCATTCTGTCCTCATTTTAACCCGTTACACATCTGTCCGGAAAGAGCGGCGGCGGTGTTTCGCCGCCAACTGTCCTCTTCTTGACCCATCGGGGGCGATTCGGAGAAAACCAAAAATGAAGAAGCGAAGTTCACAGTACCTCAGTGCGGCGGTTGGCGCGGCGACGCTGCTCGCGCTGTCATACCCAGCATTCGCCTACACGGGCGAGAAGCTCGCGCGCCATGCGAAGATCAGCATCAAGCACGCGCGGGAAATCGCGCTCAAAGCTCATCCGGGACAAATCACGGATGAGGAGCTTGAACGCGAGCGGGGCGGCAGTGGCCTGCGCTATTCGTTTGATATCAAGAATGGCTCGGTAACCCAGGAAGTCGGCGTCGATGCTACGACAGGCAAAGTCCTGGAAAATAAGAAGGAAGGGCCGAATCCGGACTGACCGATCCTTTCCAAACGAATGCGGAGCAAGCCCTTGCAAGGGTCGCTCCGTATTAGTCCAAGGAACCCGCGATATGACCGACGTTCAGAGATATGCCCTGAGCAAGGTGCCGGAAGTCACGCTTGTTTTCTGGGTCATCAAGATTCTTGCGACGACGCTCGGCGAAACCGGCGGCGATACGATAACCATGACGATCTTTCACGCCGACAAAAATGCCCACAATGGCGGATACTTAATTGGGACTGCAATATTCCTTGTGGTTTTTGTTGGAGCGGTTGTTGCGCAAATTTCCACGAAGAAATTCAACGGTTGGGTTTATTGGATAGCAATTGTAGCATCGACTACAGTTGGTACCGCGATGGCGGACTTTTTCGACCGCTCATTGGGGATTGGCTACACCGGCGGCGCATCAATTCTGTTCCTCTTGGTCCTTGCTTCGCTCGCGCTTTGGTACCTTACGATGGGGACTGTAGATGTTCAGAGCGTCGCAACTCCAAAAGTCGAAGTTTTCTATTGGGTGACGATCACTTTTTCTCAGACTCTGGGCACCGCCCTTGGCGACTGGCTCGCCGACACGGGCGGGCTCGGCTATGAGGGCGGCGCGCTTGTTTTCGGGGCCGGACTCGCAGTGACCGCAGCCCTGTACTATTGGACGAGTGTGTCGCACGTGCTCCTATTCTGGGCGGCATTCATCCTGACACGGCCGCTCGGCGCGACGCTGGGTGACTTCTTGGACAAACCGGTCAGCCACGGCGGGCTCAACCTCAGCCGGCCCATCGCTTCTGCGGTAATCGCGGCATTCATTGTCGCGGCACTCGTTCTCCTGCCGCAGCGCGCAGGCAGGCACCCTGGCGCGGACCCGGCAACTTAGGAAAACGCCCCAGTGAATATGCTGATCCGACAGTTGATAGCGAAGCTTTTGGTGTTAGATCGCAACAAGGGAGCTTTTCAACGACCGCGCGCCGATGATTCGCAGGTCCAGACGAGACCGAGGCTGTCGCGCACCGGCGTGCCGACGATGTCGAACAGCTCGCCGTCGATCTCGGCCGTATCGCCTGCCTCGGGCGCGGCGATCTCGAAAACACGCACATCGATCAGCACGGTTGCCATCACGGCGCGGCTTGCGCCGAACCCGACCACCTCGTCGGGCGACTTGCGGATGATCCGGACCGCTTGACCGCTGCCCAGACCGCCCGCGCGCCAGAGTGCGTCCTCCGCGATATTGCCGTCGCGAAAAATCGCATCGATGGCCGCGGCAAAGGCCGCTTGCACGATTACGCCTCGTTCGGGCGTGCGACACCGTTGAGCCGAACGCGGCCGGTGGTCGAACCGGCCGCATTATCGACGGCGGCAACCGCGGCCCCGATCAGCAGATTGCCGGTCGCGCCCGTCGTGCAGCGCTTGTTGGTGTCGTCCCAATAGACGAGCGCGCCGACGGTCCATGCCTGCGACCCGGCCTTGGTCAAATCGAACACGCCGCTTGTCTTGAGCGCCACATCGACGCCGCTCAACGCATCGCCCGTGCAGACGCCGAAGATCTGGCCGACCTTCGCGGCCTGGCCGGAGCTTCGGTCGTAAGGCGCGGGAACGGTGATGGTGTCGCCGGCCTGAACGAAATTCTTCATTGCCTTGTCTCCTCAAAAGAAGAGGGCCGCCGAAGCGGCCCGAATGGCTGGGTGGATGACGCGGATTAGACGCCGGCGTTGTAGAAGAGCCCGCGGAAATCGAGCGCCTTGGCCGCGAAGTCGTGTCGAATCTTGATCTCCACGCCATCGACCTCGAAGCCGGCGCGCTGGTCGAGGAAAGGCTCGGCCTGACCTTCGAGATGCGCAAACTCGACGGTATCGACGAGGTTCGGATCGGCCGCGAGATACCAAGGCTGCGGTCCGCCGGTCTTGAACAGCCGCGGCTCCTCGACGACGGCAACCGCGCCGGTGAACGGGTTCACGTCCGCGCTCTTGGCGGGGGTAGTCGCGGCAATCATCTTCTTTGCTTCGATCGCGCGCTGGCCGGGCGGCACAAGGGCGAAGCGAGGTCGGGCGTCGATATATTCCTTGTCTGCGCCGGCCGCGTCGCCCAAGTCCTTCTGCTGGGTCATCTTCTCCCAGGCTTCCGACCACGACGTTTCGCTGATCACGCCCGCAGTGCCGACGTTGCCGTGGTTCGCATGGAAGAGTGCGGTGCCGTCGGCGAGGTTCGCATTGGCAAGCAACACGTTGTAGACGATGGCCGATTCCAGATCGGCCGCCCGCTGGCCGGCGGTGCCGAGCGCCCGGTCGAAGGCGCGCAGGTCGTCGTTGATGATCGCCTGCCGGGTGAGCGCGACGATCCGGCCGTAGGTCGCGAGCTGATAGGACTCGCGGCCCTCCGCAATCGAGCCGTAGCTGAATTCGGCGCCTTCCATGACCGGCTTGAGAGCAGGGAAATTGCCGACCTGCGTGGGATACATCGGCTTGAAGTCGGTCGCGGTCACGCCGCGCGCCCACATCGTGAAGGTGCGCGGCGTGCCGGCATAGGCTTGGCGCAGCCGCTTGCCCGCGACGGCCGCAAGGATCAGCGGGAAGTCGGAGGTCGATTGCAGGCCCGAGCTGCGCGTTGCCGTATAGGCGATCTCGTTCGGGGTCATGCCGCGCGTGCGCTGGCCTGCCGTTTCGAGGCAATCCCGCGCCACGTCGATCAGCCGCATGCCGCGGTATTCGCGGGCGCGGTCGGTCATTTGGAAGGCTTGCGGTTGCGCGCGATGCAGGATCGCCTCGGCGAGCGCCTCGCGCCGCGTGACCGTGGCATCGAGACCGCCGGCAGGCATAGACACCTGCGAATGGCCGACGCCGCGAGCATCGCGTTCGGCGAGCTTGTCGAGAATGACTGCGCGCGCCTCTGCAACCGATACGTTGCGCTTGATCAGATCGTCCGCCAAGGAGCGGTCCAGCTTAAAGCGGTCAAACAGCGCAGTAATCGTGGTGATACGCTCCTGCTCCTGCGCGCGGACTTGATCGGCAGTCGCGGAATCGACGACGTTAGTACTGTCGCGGCGCGTATCGGGCGCGCCCGTGTTCTGATTGGCATTCTGGACTTCTGCGCCTTCGGTCGTCTCGGCGGCGCGCGCGTTTTCGTCGGCCATGTCGGCCTCCTTTGTTGCGGCCGTCGCGGCGGCCTTCGGCGCATCGGCCCGGATCACGATGCAAGGATTCACCGCTTCCGCGGAACGGAAGCCGGCGCCGGGGTCGGCCCCGAGCGGGACCGCGGAAATTTCGAGGGGTTCCCAATCGACCGCGCGATAGAGGTCAGGGCCGCTGTCGCTTTCGGTGATCTCGTATTTGTGGACGCGATAGCCCACCGAAACCGCCTTGATGTGGCCGGCACGGATATCGCTGACGATGCCCGCGGCGTCTTCACGTTCGGTCAATCGAATCGCCGCGACTGCGTGGCCTTTCTCGATGGCAACGCTGCCCGGAACGACCGAGCCGAGCACCGAACCGATGGAAGCCTTATGATCGGCAAGGAAGGGGCCGCCGGCATTCAGCCGCTCCAAGCGAACCGCGCCAGGATCGAGCGACAGCTCCTCATCATACATGTCGAAGAAGCCGTAACGCCGCACGCGAGCGCCCGTGGACCAGATCACTTCGACCGTTCGCGCCTCTTCATTGAAGGACGCAGGCAATAGCTCCGCCGCCCGCGTAAGCAGCGGCAGATTGAGTTCGCTTTTCATGTGGTTCAGGCCTTTGCGGGCTGCGCGGCGGTGTCGGGCTGATAGAGCCCCTGCTGCGTCACCTTGCGCGGATCGCTGTCGAGCACGATGCCAAGCGCATCGACCGCATCGTTGGTCGCCTTGGTTTCGGTCAGGATGTCGTCGAGATTTTCGCCTTGCCGGGCGACGACGCGGCGCAACGAGGTTGCGCCCATGCGCACCATCATGAGGTCGGCGCGCGCGTCATCGAGCGGATTGAGATATTCGAATTTCGGCGGCTCCCATTCGACTCCTGCGGTCGCGACCGGGATCAACCCGGCGGCGTACGCCGCCGCGATGAACCAGTCCCAGAGCGGCTGGCAGAAGATCGGGATCACGATCTGCCACTGGATCGCGGACACGAGCCGGCGGAATTCGACGATGCCGGCGCGGATCGACGAATAATTGACTTGGCTCAGATCGCCGGTCAGCAACTCGTAAGGAAGCCGAAAGCCGGCCGCGATGATATGAAGCTGCGCCCGCAGCCACTCGCTGATGCCAGCGGTGGCCGCGGGCTGGTTGAACTTGATGTCCTTGCCGCCGCGCGCGTAAGCGATCAGGCCGGGTTCGAATTGCTCGATCACGCGGCCATCGGAATCGACGACCGAGGGTGCTACGCCCTGTTCGGCGTCGTCGGCCGCGGTGACGATGCCAACGAGGCAGGCTTCAGTTTTCTTGCGGACGAGTTCCGAATTCGTCCAGTCGTCGAGGTCGCGCAGCGCGCGCATGACCGGCGCGCCCCAGGGCACGCCGCGCTGCTGCACGCGGTCGCGCATGAAGAGATGCACCACGCCGTCGGCGGGCACGCGCACCGAAGTCGCGTAGCGCGAGAGGGGGATCGCGATGTCGCCCGGATGATCCGGGAAGAGCCAATAAGCGCGGCGGGTGCCGATTGCGTCATATTCGATGCCGCGCACCGTGCGGCTTCCGTCCGGCCGCCCATCGGTATGCGACTCGTCGAGGTGGTCCGCCTCGTTCAACTGGATTTGCAGCGGCACCGGCAGGCCGTCGTCCGCGCGCCGCATGCGCCTCCGCGCGAACACGTCGCCGGCTTCGACCATTTCGCGAACCGCGAGCGTGGTCAGGCCGTTGAAATCGGAGCGCCCGTCGGCGTCGCAGACCTTCGACCATTCGGCGAACAGATTGTTGATCCTGCGGTCGAGGGTCGGATTGCCGGTCTTCGCGCGCGGCGTGATCCCGTCGCCGACGATGTTGCTGACCCAGGCGCTCACCGCCTTCGCGGCATGCGGATTGTTGCGCACGAGCTCCCGCATGCGGTTGCGCAGGATCGCGCCGGCCGAGGCAATCTCGGCATCCGCCGACGAGCCGGTCGCCCGCCAGCCATCCGTTCGCCGCCCGCCGGCGGCGCCATCGTAGGCACGCCTCGACAAGCTCTCGAACGCCTGGCGCGCCATTAACCGCTTGACACCGACGCGCGGCGCGAGGGCCGCAATCGCGCGGTCGAGCAGCGTTGGCGAAGCTAGCGCGATCATCGGTCGCCGCGATCGAAGGCGGCATAGCCGGCGGCCGGGCGCGGCGTGCCCGCCGCGGCATTGATCGCGCCCTCGATCGTTTGAATGCGCCGAAGCAATGCAGCTTCGGAGTCGTATTCGACCGTCTTGCCGTCATAGGTGACGCGCATGGTCCCGCTCGCATAGGCGGCTTTGAGCGCATCGAGCTCGGCTTGCGTCCAACTCATCGAAACCATCCCCCGTCGCGCTCGCCGAGCCAGCTCGATTTGCGTTTCCCGGCGGCCATCTGCGGCGCCCGGACTTGCCCGGCTGGTTGATCCGGCATGCGATCGCGCGCGACTTGCTGTTCAAGCGATTTCCATTTGGCGTCGGCCCAGCGGTCGATGCCGAGCATCCAAGCGGCGGCGCGCGCATAGACGCGGCAATCGAGCGCCTCGTTGCGCTCGCGCATCTGCCGCCATTCGAGTTTTGTGAAGCCGCGCCGGTCACGGACCGTGACGAGCTGTTCCGCCGTGAGCTGCTTCACCCACTCTGCCGAGATCCCGGCGGGCAAGTGAATGAAGCCGTCGGGAAACGCCATACCGTCCGCCAGCTCCTCGGCGGTTGGCCGTTCAAGCCGCAGGAAACGGTAGGTTTCCGATTTGAAGACCGCGACCGAGACCTTCCACAGCCGCACGCCACGGCGAATCTTGCGCCCGTTCTCGGTCGCATCGACGTATGTCGGGCCATCGATCGGCGAGGAGCGGTCGAAGCCGTCGATGCCTTTGATCGCGGCGGCAATGCCGGCGCTGAATTTGCGAACCCAGGCATAGACCTGCGATGTCGAACGGCCGTCTCCGGAATCGATCGCAAGCCGCGCGATCCGCATCGGCGCGCCGCCTTCGTGCTTCCATTCGGAAGCAAGAAGCCGAGTCAATTCATCCCAGACCGCCGCGCGTGAGCTATCGCCGTCGATAACGATGTGATCGACGAGCCAGCTTTCAAGGCTGCGGCCCCACGCCCACACGTCGATCTCGATGCGATCATGCTGGATGTCGGCGCCCGCCGTGAGCACGAGGCCGCCGAACGGCACGGCTCGCAGCGCGTGATCCTTCTCGCGCTCATAGAGACGTTTCCAGTCGGGCGCTTCGCCGCGTTCCTGCCACGACTCGCCAAGCAGCGTGTTCTTCGCGGCCTTGAGCGCGGCGTCATTGCCCTGCGCGGCTTCCCATTCTCGGGCGATCTGCTCCCAAGAAAGCCAGCCCACGGGCGAATACAGACCGGAAATATGAAAGCCGATCACATGCGGATCGGAGCATTCCACAGTCGCACGCCATTCGCCTGAAGCGAGCATCGCCGTCTTGTGATGTTCGGCAATGCCTCGCTCGCAGTTCTCGCAAATGTATTCGGCCGTTTCCGGTTGGCCTTTTTCCCAGCGCAGGCGCTCGAAGCGAAGCCATTGCATATGGCTGCAATGCGGGCACGGAACGAAATAGCGTCTCTGGTCCGTCGCTTCGAATTCGCGCTCGATGCGCGACAATCCTTTGATCGTCGGCGTCGAGACCATGAAGACCTTCCGGCGGTGTCCGAACGTGCGTGTGCGCGCCTCCGCGAGTGCGACGGGATCGCCTTCGCCCTCGACATCGCCGGGATAGGCGTCCACCTCGTCGAGGAAGAGCCAGCGCGCCGGCATCGAGCGGAGACCGACCGCGCTGTTCGCGCCGGTAAGCACGAGCTGTCCGCCGGCAAACC